GAAATAGAAAAACTATATCAAAAAAGAGCAGATCATTTTTATGTGACTGCGGTATTAGGTAAGATGGCAAGTCCTGCAACAACACCGAAATATTCAATTCAGAAATTTATGAAGGGATAAAAAAATGAAAGATTTTTTTGAATTAAGAGAAAGCATGGTTTCAATTAATGAAACTGTCGATTATCATAAAAAGATGGCAACAGTGCATGACGATCATGGTGGTGCTCATGAGCGTGAGTCTACAAATGGTGGAAGCTCTGATCATGATTTCGCATCCGATGAACATCATCAAGCAGCAACAAAACATAGAGAAGCTGCTGATGCACATAAAAAACATGGTGGCGATTCAAAACAATATAAGAGTGCAGCTGCCGCAGCTCATAAGGCTACCGGTGAAGCACATGAAACTGCTAAAGATGCAGGTAAAATTAAAAACGTTCAGCCGTCAATGATGAAATTTCCAAAGAAACCATAAGGATAAACAATGCCACTAGATCCAAAAGACGGAATAGGTTCCTATATTAAAGACTTCAAAAAATCAAAGGCACCGCAGTTCAAAGGTAAGAGCGAAAAAAAGCGTAGAGATATGGCTATTGCTGCGTATCTTGATGCTAAGCGTGGTCCACAGGAAGCAAAGCTTGCAGGTAGTACTTTAAAATTGTTCGGTCAAAAAAATAAAGATGGAAGTAAACCAGAGTTAAATAGAGATAAACCAACATTCGATAAAATTAGAAAAAAAGTAAATCAAAAGAAAGATATTAAAGAAGGCAGTTACAAAGTTTCAATTGCTGGTTTACCTGACATGTATATGGATGACAAAACGCCAGGAGCTTTATTACAAAAATTAAGAAAGATTGTTAAACAACCTTCTATGATAAAAGACGTTGAAAGAACGACGACCGCGAAAAAGAGAAAAGATTTCAGGCAAAAAGCACAAGGTAGAGAAGTCGCAGAATACAAATATGATTACGGCACGCCTGAATCTGTAAAGCTAATGAAGAAACAAACACCCGGACAGAACGAAGGTACGGATGCACCAAAAGGTCCAGAATCTTATGAAGCTCAATATAAAAGAAGACTCGTAAAGACAACAGATCCTGAACATAAAGCAAAAGGATTTAAGTATCGTATTAAAGGTAAGAAGGATAGTAGTCTTACAAAAAAATTATATAAGACAAAGCCTGGGCAAGCCGAGTTTAATAAACAAATGAAAAGGATAGCAGGTCATGAGTTTGGATAAATTTAAAAAATTTAGAGAAGAAGAGATTGATGATATATGCGAATGTGATGATCTGTATGAAGATTTAGAAATTACTGAAGCTGAATACCAAGGTAAGACTGTAAAATTAAATGATCCAATAAGAACTTCAGAGAATCCTAACAAAAAATTTAAAGTATATGTTAAAGGTCCAAGCGGTAAAGTAGTAGTTGTAAGATTTGGTGATCCAAATATGAGCATAAAGCGAGATGATCCGGCAAGAAGAAAATCATTTCGTGCAAGACACAACTGTGATAACCCGGGTCCAAAACATAAAGCAAGATATTGGTCTTGTTATCAATGGAGAGCGAGTGCAAAGGTAGATAATTAATTATGAAAGTATATGATTATAAAAATTATGATGAATATGTGAGTGAACAAACAAGAGCAAACAAAGAAAAAATAAGTTGGAGGTATGTACATCCAGCAATAATAAAAAGAATTAGTGAACATAAAGGAAACGCTAATTTTATAATATGTCATGGTACACGTAGTGGCGCTGAACAAAAGTGGTTTAAAGATAATTATCCAAACGCTTACATTATTGGTACCGAAATAAGTGAAACAGCATGGCAATTTGAAATGACTATTCAACATGATTTTGCAAAAGTGAAAGATGAATGGATTGGTAAAGCTGATATAGTTTATTCAAATTCATTTGATCATTCGATAGATCCACAAGTAACTATTAATACTTGGAGAGATCAACTTAAAGATGATGGAACTATGTATCTTGAATATAGTGAAAGTGAAAGCGTATGTGAGTCAGTTGATTGCTTACTTGCATCTCAAAAAGAAATTGTAGATTTAATTAATAAAAGTGAATTAATTATGAAAGAAACATTTAAAGGAAGTAAAGGATCAAACGTTTTAGTTTGTAAAAAGATAAATGATTAAAAACTGGATAACAAAAAGAATGAAAGAACGAACAAGCTGGGATGGTGCTTGTTTAATAGGTTTAGGATTAATGATTTTATTTTTATCTCCATTGGCAAAAATTGCAGCAGGTATTGCGATTGCTTATGGAGTATGGACTATATGGAAAAGTGAGTAATGGCTAAACTTTTTAGAACAGTGTCAGTACATGAACCAAAAAAACATGGTACTACCATTGGACGTAAACCAATATTTTCTACTATGAATAAACATAAAAGAAGAAGTTTTAAAAAGTATAGAGGACAAGGAAAACGCTAATGGTTGAATCTTCAGAATCAAATGCTAAGAGATTAGATAGAATCGAAGAAAAGCTCGATAGACTGACCGACGCAATGGTGGCTATGGCGAGAGCGGAAGAGAAGATTATAGCATTACAAGACGATCATGAGAATATGAGAGAAAGACTGAACAAGTTATCGGTCAAACTTGATGAAATACAGAAAGCAGTCGATGATAATTCAAGGACTGTAGGAATTATAAATAAAGTAGTATATGTGGCAGTTGCCGCAGCTATAGGAACCTACGTAACTCACGTATGGATGTAAAGGAGAAAAAAATGGAAGAAAGTTTCAAGTATCATATACCTGAAGATATTCCAGCAAATGAAAGAACTGCCTTCCATGGCGCGGCAGCAGGTGCTGCAAAAGCCGGAAAGAAGAGTTTCAACTTTGGTGGAAAATCTTATCCGGTAACTATGAAAAAAGATTTAGCAAATAAAATTGCAGATCAGAAAGAGAGTACAATGACTTTTAGAGAAAAATTATTATCACTCTATGAAGGCGATAGAAAAGCACATTATAAAGGTGCTACTGAGCCTGAAGGAATGCATGATAAAATGAAATCTTCTAAAGGTGCTATGGACATGGTTAATACACCTAAAGAAGTTGCAGCTGATGGCAAAAAGGCAGCAGACGATAATGCAGCTAAATCAGCAGAAAAGAAAATCAATAAAGCAAAGAAACGTTCTGGCGGAGACAACATCGATAAAGGTGATACTAAAATTGTACCGGGTGGAACACCAGTAAAAGAGCCATCTATGGCAAAAGAAAATTATGGAATGTTTGGTAAGAAAGTTTCAGACAGTCTACTTAAAGCTATTTCTATAGTTGATAACTATACACATGAATTTGATGTGGATAGCGAAAAGAATGCGCACACCATGGTAAAAAAAGCTAAAGCAGCTGGAATGAAAGCTAAAATTCATACTATGAAAGGACCGGGTGGAGGTAACCCAGTTGTGCATCTTGGACATAAAGACACAGATCATATGCATAAGTTTATAAAAAAGCATTATGATGATTCATATGAAAAGTCTGATTTAAATATTCATAAAATGTAAGGAAATAAAAATGGCTATATCACCACCAAATTTTCAAAAAGATGCTGTACCAACTCCAGCAGGTTGGAGACATCCAAGAACTAATGAACTATTAGTTTCAAGAAAATTAACTGCAGATGAAATTAACGAGTACTATGGAATTAAACCAGAAGTTACAATGTTAAAAGAATCGCCAACAACTTTTGAAGAAGCTGTTGATGAGTTAATAACTGAAGATGATCTCTCATCAAAAACTAAATTAGAATTAGAAGCTATTGGTAGAGAACACGGTATCGAACTTGATAGAAGAAAAAGTAAAGCTGATTTGATAGAGGAATTGAAAGAAGTTATTTAGTCTTAATATATAACTATATGTTGAGATTTAAAGAACTAAATGAAAAGAACTTGTTGTTGTACGCAGCAAAGCACTACAGCAATCCTAAGTTTTCTGATATTGATGATTTTCATGAAGACTTGAAAAGATTTAAATATGTTAAGAGATTATTAAATCGTTATATTGAAAGCGATGAATTATCTGAAAGACTAATTTTAAATCATTTAATTGTTATCTTTAATATGTTTGGTATTGAAGCTGCTTTAAATATTTTGGATTTAAAACTTGAAGATAAACATTGGCCGGTAATAAAACCATTTTTAATATTTTTAAATTATATTAAGAATGATCAATATACTGGAATCACAATGGACCCTACGGTGGTAGAAGCACTAAGGAAGATTTAATGGGATTAATTAAAAGAGCAGCCGATTTAGCATATACGTTTCGATTCATACGCATGATGGCTATGGATTGGAAAGATTGGGATGCATATAAATTAGGTATCATTGATGAAAACGGTAAAAGAAAAAGAGATGTAAAATTGGATAACGATGAAAAAAAGTCTGCTTATACTCCTTTTGTTCGCCTTGCCGCTAACCTCAAAAGGCTCGTTGCAAAAGTTCCAGGAGGTGGAAGTAAACTCGGATCTTTTGCGTCCGCGCTCTTTCTCATTAAAGAAAAAGTCGGCGAAAAAGGAATAAAAACTATATGTAAAGAAATGGATATAGATGTTTTAGATTTTTTAAATGAGAAGAATGAATGGTTCTTATTAGATGAAAAACAACTATCGCCGGGAATATACAGAGTTAGAAATCCAAAATTACTTAATGGATCGTGTGCAGAAATGGTTTGGCCGAAAGATCAAGTAAGAGTTCAAGATGAATGCTTTCCAATTGGCGATGTATTTGGTGTAGATATATATGAAGCAACTCATATTAATACAGAAAAACAAGTTTACATTACAGCCAGCGAGTTAATACGATGAGAGTTGCAGGTAGACAAAAAGGAGCAAAGGTAAAAGCATATACACACGTTGTAGTGAATCCTAATGCACCAAAGTCGAGATATACATTTAGTATGCATAGTTCCGAATCAGGTGCTAAAGCTGCAGCTAAGAAATATTCACCATTAGTAGGCGATGATTTAAAAGTAGTAAAGCAATCTGGTAAGAGTCCAAGTACTGATATGTTTGAAGCTACTAAAAGAATACCAAGAAAAAAAGGTCAACCAGCTAATAGTAAAAAACACAGTGACTTATATACAGATGAGAATCCAAAAGGTACGATTCACGGTTTGAAGTTTGCTACAGTCGATGATGCAAAGGCATCAGTCGCTAAAATTAAAAAGTCAGGTAGAAAGCATGCTCACCAAATTCAAGCTGCAATTGCAATGGAACAAAGAGCCCGTGTCATGGGTAAAGCCGGACCAGCTGCTGTTTACCGAGCTTTTATTAATTCTATGAAGAAGAAGACTAAAGCTATGCA